CCTGCCGTTCCGCCGCCCGCCGCCGACATGGTTTGTACCTGCGCGGTCAATTGCCCCATGGCGTTGTTCACGTCGTCGAACATTTCCGCGACGAGGTGGCCCTTGAGCGTCCCCTGCACGCCCACCACGGAGGCGGTGCGCAGGTAATTCATGTTTCTGAGGCGTATCGGTCCTGGCATGGCGTTACGGGCCGAACACGCTGCCGCGCACCGGGAATATCATGTCCCGCCGTCCGGAAACGATCAGATGCGTGACCGCCATGGCTGCAGACAGTGACGGCGCGACCGCTTGCGGCCGGATTCTGAACGCCACGCGGTTGCCCCGCACCAGTGGATGCCATTCATAGTCAAATCCGGTATCGAGCAGCGCCAGAGTCGGAGTCAGCGGCAATATCTGCTGCGAATTGCTCAAAGCATCCACGTAGGGCGTGATTTGCAGCTTCCCGACGCCCGTAATGTGCGCGGTCAGGTAGTTGAACAGTTTGCGGTGCAGCGACAGGATGGGCTGCTGCTCGACGTCGGGCGCAAAGAAGAAGTAGGTAACATAATAGCTGGCAATGCCGCCGTAATCGGCGTCCACGCAGTTCCAAGACGCTGCGGGAGGGTTCAGGGGCGGGTAATTGTAGATGTCCAGCGTGTACAGTTCGCCAAAACCAGAAGCGCCACCAGGAAATACACCATTGCCGCCCCCTAGGGTCATTTGTCTAGAGATGATCGTCCGGTTAGGATTGTTTTGCGGCCGTGCGCACATGTCTCCGCACGTCAGGGGCAGATTCCAGCGGCTCCAACGTCTGCCGAGGTCCGTGCAGATCAGCCTGCCGCTATATTGCGAGACGTGCACCGGGTCCGGCACGTTGTAAGCCGCATCCGACAGCCGGTAGCTCATCGCCAGCACTTGCGTCGGTGCCGTGCCTACGTTTGTGACGTTGCCCACCGGAATGCCGAAGTACAGCATGCGCTGAACAGGGTCATTCTTGACCCAGATAGTCGTCTGCGCCGTCCAGTTGATTGATTCCCAGGTTGGCGCGAGCTCCTGGGTAATCTTTTTGCATGATGGATCGCCCACAAAGGCTCGGCCGCCATACCTGCCCGCCCAGTAGGCCACATCTTCGGCAAAGTCCACCGCGTTTGGCCCTGACGCTCCGCAGGCAGCGGAATACTGCACCACGGACCATCCATCCGGCTCGGTTGTGCCGTTGTTCTGCGACTGGAACAGGCTTTGATCGGACAGGATGTACAGATAGCCGCGCTGACGAAACGCTCCGACAATCGGTTCCGAGGGCGTGACCGACATCACACCGCTTACCGAGTCATAGGCGAAGGGGTTTTCCACATACGATAGCCGCATCTGATCGAAGCTGACCGGGTTCTGCACCGGAATCAGTTCCAGTTCGTCAATGGTCAGATCGACCGTCGTATTCGAACCGTAAAAGCGCAGCTTGGCATCCGCAGGCAGGTTGGTCGGCAGGCTGGCGGAGAGTTGCTGCGTATACCAGGACGGGTCAAGCGTCATGCTGCTGATCGGGAAGCTGGCCGTGGCCAAAGGTCCTTGCGATGGTGAGAAGATTTGCGCCACCAGCGCGCCACTGCCGCCCAGCGCCGAGACTGCCGCTTGCAGCCGCACAAAGTAAGCCGTCGCACCTGCCAGAATGGGCGCACCATAGACATCCGTGGCGCAGCCCTGCTCAATGAGGCTGTTCGTGCCTGCAGGGATCAGGTAGGAGAAGCCCGGAAAGGCATTGGCCGGGTCATCCGACACCAGCACGCCTGCGCCGTCTCCTGCGCTGGTGCTCCATCCCAAGGGAGTCGTGCCCGCCGGACTTAATGCCGCATAAGCATAGGTCCCGCTCATGCCCGCAAAGGGCACGGTCAGCTTCAGGCTGGTTCCCGATGTCACCGACGCGATGGTATAGGACACTCCCGCAATGACCAGAGGCGCACCGGCCCAGTGGGAGTTGAAGTGCGAGCCAGTTGCCCAGGCCACGGTCGCGCTGCCCGCCGTAACCGTCACGGTTCCCACCAGCGGCACATACCCGCCGTCCATGGTCATGTTCAGGAAGTTCTTGATGTTGTTGATCTCGCCCCACCATGCGAGTCTGCCCTGATACTCGATGACGCCGAGGCAGGGCGCGAGCACTACCTGGTTAAACAGGTTGTTTCCCGCAATGTCGATCTGCGTGCCGTCGGTCAGTTGCGTATCGGAAAAGTCCAGAACTGCCGAAGTCGTGACGTTATCGTCAATGACCGTTCCCGTAGCCACGATCGGGGCCGAGGCGCCCAGCTGCGGAATAGTGACCGGCGAGATGTAGTAATAGTGCGCGCCCTCGGCTGGCGTGAAGGCGATGATTCGCCGCACTGTCCCCGGAGGTCCGATCGGTATATTCGTGGCCTGAATCAGGCTGGTGCCGCCCGATACGGCCAGGCCCACGGGAATGGACGGCGCCGTGATCGCCCCATCATCCGAAGCAAACATCACCACCGCATTGCGTGGCCCTGCGGCTGCCTGCGCCTGCACCCGGGCCTGGGGAGTATTCGGGTCAGAATCAACGTTCAGCACCGCATCCGGCCCCAACTGTGCAAACTGGAAGAACCAGCCATTATCCGGGTCAAAGCCCACAGCCGTGATCTGCGCCGCATTGCCATAGGTCCCAAAGGCGGGACTCCATGTCTGGTGCACGCTGCCGCCTGCGCTCGAGGCCGCCGCAACCGCATTCAGCGAGGTAAACGTGAACACGGTATGCCCTGCCGATGAGGAAAGCACCTGGTACACGGTCTGATAGCCGGTCGGAAAGTCAGCCGTATCGGTCGGGGCAATATAGAGCGAGGCGCCCACTGGCAGATTTGACAGTTGCGTGTCGATCGTCACCGTCACCAGGCCCGACACGTCCCTTTGAATCAATGACAGATTCCAGCTGGGTCCCTGCACCAGCGAGTTATTCGCATTGAGAATGGATATCCAGAAGCCGACATCGAGGAACGCGTCGGCAGGCGATTCCGAGCCGACGTAGGCAGTCACGATGTTGCCTTGCCGCGTCATGTAGTTGCCTGAACTCGATGCCACCGTACCCGTGGCAAACGCGCTGGCGAGGGTCGAGTTGATCTGCGTGTTGGTCGTGAACAGGACCGTAAACGTATCGCCGTTGATCGCCACGATCGTGCTCGTCAGGTTGGCGATGTCTCCCGCAGGCGAGGGGAAGCCGGTCACGGTAATGGATGAGTTCAGCCAGTTTGTCGGCACCGGCGTCAGACAGGTGTAAACCAGTTCTGTCCAGAATGTTCCCACCGGCGTGCTGCCTGCGGGCTGCACCTTGAGCGCGACCGTCAGGCCATTGAATCCTGCCAGGATGCTCGCGTTCCAGGTGGGAGAATAGCTTCCTGCGGTGCTGACCTGCTGATAGGCCACCGCCATGATGGTCTGCGAACTCGGACTTGCGGCAATCTGCACGTTGGCCGACACCGTGTAGCCAGCGGGCGGCACCTGATCGGGATAAGGCGGCGCCGAGGTCAACGACACCGGGCTGTAGATCGAGTAGCTGAAAATCCAATCATTCGCGTTGCTCGTCGTGACCGTGCCGGTATTGAAGCTCGACGGCGGTGCAGTCAGGGCTTGGGTATTCGCGGCAAAGGCGTCCAGCGGCGCAGGAGTCACCAGTCCCGCAAGTTCATGGTAGGCAATCGCACAATAGCCGCTGGCTGGTGTGGTCAGTGCCGCCATGGTCACGGTGACCGTGAGCGTGCCGTTGCCGATATTCTGTGCGAGGTAGGCGTATTGCTGCGGCTGGCTGGTGAGTTGCCCATGAGCGATGCGCGTGTAGGCGTTGCCCTGGCTGTCGGTGATGTTCAGGATTTGCTGGTTGCCCACGTCCACGAACAGGAACACGGAATTCCCAGTCTGAACAGCCAGCGGAAAGGTAAATACGTTCGTTTCTGCGGGCGCGTAGGCAATGCTCGTTCCCTGCTGCAGTACAGCGGGATTCGGCCCAGGAGTGGGCGGGCCAGTCTGCTCGCCTGCCGACACCACCGCATCAATCGAGATGCTTCCATGGATGGCCGAGGCCACCAGATCCAGCGGCGCAGTGTTCAGGTTGTTGAATGCGGGCGGCGCTCCGGGCGCATCGGAATTGACCCGCCGCAAGGTCTGTCCGTTGAAGTAGCGCGGCACGTCCACGCCCACAAACGGGCTTTGCGAGAACGCTGCCGACTGCAAATAGTTGTAACCGGCATACCACTGCTTCCCGCCAAAGTTCTCGGCCTTGAACTGCACGCCCGGCGTAAACCGGCCAATAGCCGCATTGCTGGCCGGACTCACCGGATCGTTGCTGTGCAGGAAGCCTGCGGAATCAAGAAACACAGTCAGGTAGTCGCCCGTCGGTACGGGAAACTCCTTGACGCTGACAATCGTGCGCGTGCCAATTGCCGTGGGCAGTGCGCGAATCAGGGCAGGGCGGGTAAACACGCCGCCGGGAAGAAAGAAGCATTCCGCGTTATCGGGTGATGCACCGGGAGGCAGGTCCGTCGGGTTGATGTCCTCGACCAGACTGCCGAACAGGGAGAGGTCGAGAGTGAAGGAACCGCGCGGATTGAGGGCCACGTCAGGCCACCAGCGGAATCCACCGCACGTTGCCGCCTACTGTGACTTTCAGATAATCCACGACTGTTTGCGGAGTCGTTGGGCCTGTGCCCGTTCCTTTCGTCGTGGTAGTTACATTCGTACCGGCGGAGCCATTGCCAAAGCCGTCAACGGTGCTGAACTTGATGCCGCCCGGCTGCACGGTCGCGGCGCCGTCAAAACTGAATGCCGTGCCGAGCAGCGTCCCGACTGTGAGCGGCGAATAGTTCGGTATCGGATAAGTAGTGAGTGTGGTCGAGCCGGTGTCGTTGACGTGCGTGGCGACGTTCTCGCCGCCTGGCGTCGTGCCCACGTAGATCGTGACCTTGCCCGTGCTGTTTGACGGGGCAGGCACCCAGGTGAGCGCGATGCTATGGTTGCTGCCGCTCAAGGTGATGCCGGACGTCTCATTCGAACCTGCCGAAACAGGCTGCAGGTTGATCTCATCGCCCGAGGCAATCTTGACGTAATACGTGCCGTTCGGAATCGACCCGCCCGCACTGGGCGCACCGGCCACGGATGTCGGTGGCGGGATGGGAACCTGTATGCCCCACAGGCTTGCATCCAGGCGACCGGCGCGCATATCGAATACCGATGTGACTCCCGGGCCGAAGTAGTCGGTGCCGTCGTTATCGCGCATCGACGTCGCGGTTGGATCTTCCACGCCGCCGCCGCTGACAAACGTGCGCCAGGACCCGCTGGTGGGATTGCCATAGGCATAGGAAGCACTCGGTCCCACCACGGGACCGATGGAATCAAGCCCTGCGTTCGTATGCGAAACCAGTCCGCCGATGATGAAGCTGTCAAGGTCCTGCACTCGTTGCGTGACGCTCGGATCGTCCGCCCACACGCCGTCGATGTTCACAAAGGCAGGGTCACTGACCTGCACCGCGGCGCCGTGAGATTCGGTCTGCAGCAGAAACACATTGCCGATGGTGAGTGTATTGTTGGCAGTCCCTTCGCCGTAGATCATGGGCGTGGGATGCGCCAGATCGGCCAGCGAACACTCGACCATGGAGATGCGCGCACAGGTCACGCTGCCGACATTCTGCCCGCCGGATGCAAGTGCGGCACACTGGAACAGCGGCGAGCCGAACTGCCCTTCCAGCACGTTCATGGTAAACAGCAGTTGCCCGAAGGACTGCCCGCTGTTTGGCGGGTATCCGGAACTCACCGTGGCCGCATGCGTTTCCGCAATGCCATCCACGTTGAAGGCGTCGAAGTAGGTTGCGCCGTCCGTCCCCACTACCCAGGAAAAGCCATTGTTCTGCGAGTTCAGGAATCCGGCAATGCTGATCTCGCGCCCCACGTCCAGGGTTGCTGGAATCGTGCCGTAATAGCGCGTCAGGTTGCCGATGGCGTTATCGCAATGCGTCAGCGCAAAGTCCGGGTAGGAGTAGATGACCGCCTTGGCCCCGCCAAAGCTCCAGGTGCAGTTATCGAACTGGTAGAGAATCGACCCGGATAGCACCGAGTCGCACTGCATGATGAACGCGGGCGGCGTCCACGAAGTCGGGTCCACCACATGCCCCATGCCCGGATTGTAAGGTCCGGTATTGTCGTGCAGCGTGGCCAGGGCGCAGTCAACCAGCTTGGTCCAGAGGTTGTTGCCGCGCGCCACCAGCGCACCGAAGTTGAACTCCGGTGTGGGACATGTTATCCAGGTCGAAAAGCCGCAATTCCGGAAAAGATTAAATGCGCCCTGATAGCGGACCGCCATGGCCTGCGCGCTGTTCGCCGTGGTGATTACGTCCAGATTCTCTAGCGTGTGCTCGGAGTCGCTGTTGGTGGCGATCAGGTCGAATATCGGGCTGGCGGTGCCTTGAATCTTGGCCCGCGGTGCGCGCCCGAACTGATTGATGCCTCCCGCGATCGGCGTACCGTCGCCCAGCAGGTGCGCCGCGATAGTCTGCGATTGCGCAAAGTTGCCGATCGTCACTGTCGTGGCAACGAAGTAGTTCACTGCGGGCGACGGGAAATAGACTGTGCCGCCCTTGCTGGTATCGTATGCAGCCGCACCGGCGTTCTCGGTGTGCAGCGTCAGGTCCCCATGCGTGACCGCCACGGTGAAGGAAGTCGGTGTGGCCACCAGAATGGGCTGGTTGTTGACGTTCAGAGCGGCCACCGAACAGCCCTGCACCTGCACCTGATCGCCTGCCTTATACCGATTCACCGCGGTATAGGTGGCGACGTTCGAAGTCAGTTGCGTCGTGGTGATCTTGGCATAGCCGATCGAGTCATTCACCGCTGCCTGAATGGCTGCGGAGTCATCGGTCACGCCGTCGCCCTTGGCTCCGTAATCCATTACGTTCAGCCAGCCAAGGCCGTTGCCACCACCAGGAACCGTGCCGGACGATGCGCCAATCTCAATGCCGTACACCAGCTGCCCGTTGATGCCCGGTCCGAAGGCTTGGATGACGTAATAGCCGGGCGCCGCCCAGAACTGGAACGAGCCGTCCCCGGCAGCGGTATTAATCGGGGCGGTGGCCTGATCAATCAATGCGCTGCCATAGGGATCGGAATAAATTGTTGCCAGCGGAGTGCCGGGCTGCGTCAGCGTGTTGACCGCCTGCGTGCCTCCGGTCGTGCCTGCCAGCACAATCACCGTCACGTTGGGCAGCGCTTGCCCCACGCTGTTCTGAATCGTGTCCAGCCATGTCGCCAGTGATGGCGTGCTCATCAGGCGCCTCTCCCTCTGCCTCGACCGCGCCCACGGAACGGGATGCGGCTGAATGACTGATAGGCTTCGCGCCTGGCCGTGCGGTTCACGATCAGATCAATGGCGTGCTGGTACTTCTTTTCATACACCGCAGCCATCTCAAGCCCTCCGAGCATCGTACAAACTACATTGATGTACAGGCAGGCCAAGGCCGTCTGACAGTGCAATATGTAAACCACTGAATCAGGACCGGTTAGGTCAGGCGCATAGTACAGATACTTTAATTTAAGATCTTCCGTTTGGGACGAGCCGGGAAGATACAATGTGTCGTTGGCGAAGTCCCACACACCAAAGCGGTTCGAAGTAGGCCGCGAGGCAATCGCATCCGCAACTGGGCGCATGGGCTGCCAGGAGTTCGCCCCGGTCACGCATTCCCACAGTTCCAAGGGCTTGATGCAGTCCTGCGGCAGAGTGATATTCGGCAGCACGGTATTGCCATTGAAGTAGCCGAAAAACGATATAGTCACATTCGTACGTGCGCTGGCTGCTTGCGTGGGCGTGATGCCGTAGATGTGCCCGAACTTCGTGAATGTCTCGACCGACTTTGAGATCAGTTCGTCCTGCAAATCACGATAACATCCAGCCAGAAGCTTAAAGGTATACGGTTGACTGTTTGCCAGAATGTCGCCAGCCAAACCGTTGGCCGTAGCTGCATCGGCGCTGATCGAGCGCGCGAGTTCCAATATTGACTCGGCGGTATCAAACGGAGTTGCTGGGGCAATCGTCACGAAATGATAGAACGGTTAGTCTGGTTTCTTCGCGCCTTTGACCTGCGATTGCAGCTTGGCATATAGCTCATGGTTCAGGATCTCACCGCAGTTGCGGCACTTGGCCACGCCCCGCTTATTGTCGAAGCCGCAGAAGGCGCATTCATCCGTTGCGTTCAGCTTGGCCCGCCGCGACACCCAATCCGGCAGGTCCGAAATAGCGCCCACCGCCTGCAAGTACAGAGCAGCCTGGCGGTGCACTTCGCTGATAGCATATTGCAGGTTTGACGAGTTGTGGTAGGCGTCGGCATCCGACACCTTTTCGAGCAGTTTGTTGCGATGCGCCAGTTCCGCCTTGTCGAGGATCTCCTGCCGCACTGCCGTGCTCATTTCCTCGATGCGCTTGCCTGTCGTGTAGAACAGGCCGTAGGTCGTGAGATTGTTCTGCGGCCGACCGGGGTATTCCGGTGAGCACACCAGAAAGTCCTGCGCCAGTTCCAGCGGCGTTTCCACCATCAATCGCTGAATGCGGTTGCCGCCGTCAAACGTGCGCACCAGGCGCTTTTCGAGGATGATCGGGTCGGAGTATTCCTGCTCGGCGCGGCGCGGAAACATCGTCATCATGCCCAAGCCGGGATAATCCTTTTGCCACTTGAAGATGGGGCTGATGTTGTAGATGTAGACTGCTTCGATCGGTGAGGCCAATGCTTCGCGTTCGAAGCGTGTCAGCGGGCGCGTGCGGGAGAACTTATTCATGGTGCCGCCCCTGCCGGTACGAACGTCTGCGAATCCTTCCACGGCGCTCGCCGCGGCCGCAGCCTGTTGAGGTGTTGCTACGCCCTTGGCCATTTACACGTCTCCTGTTTGGGAAAAGCCATGCTGATAGTCTGCTTCGGGAATCCACGCTTCGCGGTGCGCCAGCAGGCGAGCCTTGTATTCGTTGATGGCATTCTGTTCGGAGTAGTTTCCCGCAGGGCCGAGCGTCAATCCCGTGCGCGAGTGTCGCACAGATTGCCACATGGTTTCAAACGATTCATCCTGCCTGCGCGCAATCATTTCCTGATCGCTGCGGATGGAGTGGCGAATATCCCAGATGGATCGCTGCCGCCCGAGGTGAATCAGCTGGGCTTGAAGTAGGACCGTGCCCGGCTCAAGAGGAACATAACCTTGCGGCCCTTGCCCAACAGAAAACACCGCAGCGCTTTCATACTCGCCGTGCACTGGGAAAGGCCCAACTTGCATAAAGCCTTCAGGTGATAGCGTGCTGCGTTCCCAGGTGTCCGGCGTGCCGTAGGTGTTCGCGGGCATCCACTTTTCAATCGCCCACCTTTGGTTCTTGATCCCATACTTGGGCACCCGCTTATAGGCAAACTCACGCTCTACTTCCCACCAGCCGCCCGCCGTATAGAAGCGTGCAGGCAGCCAGATCAAGCGCAGCAGATTCTCGCCGTACAAGTTCTGCCCGAAGCGGGCGAGGATGTCCTGATAGCTCTGCGGCGCGAGACGTGCGGCTGGAAACAGATCGTTACGCACGAACAGGGCGATGCTCCTCCCTGTCGCAATTATTGCGCATGATGCCGCCGCAATCAGGCTGCGGACATACGCAAATACCTTTGATAATCAAAGCTTCCGTCGCTCCGCACGTATAGCCGCACCGCAGGCAATACACTCCCGTTCTTGGAGTATCGGACACGCCGAAACTCTAACAGAAGAATGGGGCGGCGTGGCGTAAATAGCGCCGCCCCACTTGGGGACTAGAAGCCTGTCGGCAGCGCCAGCGTATCGATATACGCTCCGCCGCGCGGTTTGTTGTTGGCCAGCTGCATGCCGCAGACGAAATAGAATGCCTGCGTCGGTGCCACGCCGCCATCGGAACCGTACAGCGGGAACACCGTCACACCGTCCACGTCGAACAGGGCGGGCGACTTGGTTTCGATGCGGAACCAGTATTTGAGCGAGAGGAAGTCCACGCGCGCTTGCCGGGCCTTGATGTTGGTAATCAGTTCATGGCCCGCAAACGTCTTGACGCGGTTCTTCTTGAGATAGTCCATGCGGGCATCGCCGCCCTTCGCGCCTTCCTGCTGCACGAATGCCGTGGCGACTCCGCTGGTGGTGAACAGGCCGAGCGATTCCCAGGCTGTCACTTGGTCCACGTTGGTCTGGATGATGAACTCATCCATTTCCTCGGCTTCGGCGCCGTTCGCGCGCTGCACCAAAGATTCCAGCAAGAGAATCTGCTGCGGGATAAGCGCATTGCTTGATCCGTTCACATACTCGGCATTCAGCACGCCGGGATACGTGGTGCGCGGGATGCCGAACCAGCTGCCCGTGGTGGAACTGATGTTGATGGCTGGCACGCCATTGAGCGAAGCCGCCACGCTGGCGGTCGTGTAGCGGTCAGGCGTATAGGTCGCCGTGGCCGCACCGGATGCGCCAGAAACCAGCAGCAAGTCACCGGCAGTCGTGCCGCTCGGGTAAAACGCGCCCGAGACTTCCACCAGGTAGATGATGTTATTGGCGAGGTCCGCGGTGAGAATCAGGATCGTGCCGCGATTGCTTCCGCCAATGCTCGAAAGCACCTGATAGGTGCTGCCCGCGCGGAAGTTGTTGGCATTCGATACCGCCAAGAAGTTCTGCCCGACCGAGGCTGGCGGAGTCGCCGTGACATACCCGAGATCGCCCGCACCCGAGGACGAAGCGCACAGCCCGTCCAGGTTGGTGCGGAACTCCCGCAGGTTGGTCTTGAATTCTTCTTTGAACACATTGACGAGCGCCTTTTCCTCGCCATCGGTGGCCCATTCTGCCTCTTTGGTCACCTGGCAGGACTGCACGAAATAGACAGGCGTTGCCACGCCCTCGTCATAGATCGAGCCGCCGCCGGTGCCCATGCTGTCGCCCGTGCCATCCGGCACAAACTGCCCGAACGTCGCGCCAGGCTGCACCAGCAGGGGAATACGGCAGAGACGCGCCGAGACTTTCAAATCGTTGCGGACCGCGATGCGCGTCAGGAAAATATCGTCCTGGTTGAACTGCGCATACACGTTGTCCTTGAGCTTTTCCATCTCCACGCCAATGGCCGCAGCCGAATTGAGTGGATTACCGCTGAGTGCATCAGCCACAAATCACCGCCTAGTTGGATTTGTCGCGGCTGACCATATCGGTTTCGGCTTATGCAGCCTCGGGTCCCGTGCCCGTCGGGTCATTCGCTACTGAGAAGATAGAACGGCTCTAGCACTTCGGGGAGGTAGTCCTCGGGATCTACAACGCCAATATTGCAGTGGCAATCGAGAGCGGCGCAGCCGTGCTCATCGTGGAAACCAATCGCATGGTCACACTCCGAGCATCGGCTGAAAACGTCCTCGATGATGGCGGAGATATGTTCCATGTCCCTGTGTATAACCAGATATGCACAGGGGCACTATACACGAAATTCTGTATTACTGCACGGGACCGCTGGGTGGGGCTGGCTGGCCCTCGCCAGCAATTTCCGCAGCCATGTCGGCATGCAGGTCAAGCCCGGCCTGCGCACCGACCTGCAGCTTGCCGCTTGGGCCGAGGTCCTTGAAGTTGATTGATTCCGCGGGCGTCTTGTTGTGCTCGCCGGTTCTCTTGGCAGCTGCCTTGGCCGCTTCGACCTGCACGGCTTGCGCCATCTGGCCTTGCTGCTCTTTGTTCATGGCGGCCTTGTGCATCAGCAGGTGCAAGCGGACATTCATGAAGCCGTCTTGGTTCTCGACCTTGGCCTGCAAGCCTGCGGGGCTGTTCACCCAGTCCTGGCCCGCCTTCCATTCGATTGCGTGATTGTCAAAGTCGTCGTCAATGCCGATCGAGGGGCGCAGCATGGCTTGCGGCGGAGGTTGCGGCGGTGCAGGTTTGCCCGTGAGTTGCGCAGCTGCCGTCACGGTCATGTACAGCAGTTGCGCTTGCTGATTAGGGATGGGCGCTTGCTCTAGTAGCTGCTTGATCTCACCGAGTTGCTTTTCCGTTTCATCCGCACCAGGAATCACCAGGCCCGGTATGGCGATGACATCCTTCAGGATAACTGCATTCTTCGGCTCGTTGAGGATGGCAGCTGCCGCCGCGTTGCCCGCAGTTGCGGCCGCCACGAGCACGTTATAGGCGTCCTGCCGGTCCTCGTGCGTGCGCGGGTAACTTTCATCGCCGTCTGGGACGCAGTAGAAGTTGCCTTCATGCAGGTCCTCTAGATCCACGATAGTTTCCATGGCACCAGGGGAACTGATCTTGACCTTGCCGTCCTCCGCTTCTGATGCGCGGAAGTAGGCGCCAATGCGGATCAGCTGCTCCATGGATTCCGAGTAGCTGCGGCGGAATGACTTCCAGGCCACGCCCTGCTGACCTCTTGAGGCATCGCGCAGCGCCAGAATCCCGCCCTTGGTTTCGTTGTTCGGGTCGGCATCGCCCAAGCCTGCGGGATAGATGCCCGTCAGGAATTGCGGGATCGGTCCCTGCAGCTGGGCATAGAAGTTCACCGCCGCCGGTTTCATATCCGGCATCGGCTCGACGAATACCTTCTGTCCCAGGTTCTCGCCTATTTCCAGTTCGCGCTTGGTTGGCCAGTGTGCGCCCGGCCCTGCCTTCTGTTTGCTTATGGCGGCGAAGTCAAACAGGCCCTTGTCCCCGTACATCGCGGGGATGGCCTTCATGAATGTTTCCATCTGCAGGTCGGTCATGTCGTTGAAAGCGTCCTGCACCGACATGACGAGATAGCCTGCGGGTGGCGTGCTCTGCCCGTCGCCCTGAATTGGATGGCAGACCGTCCAATGGTCATCCATCGACTCGTTGCGCGACTCGGCGTAGGTGTCGCCCACGAATGCGACGAACATGCCGTCCGGGTAGTTATCTTCGAAGAACTTGCGGTCCTCTAGCGCATCAATAGAGGCAAAGAACGATGGACGGATCCAGGTGCGCTGCCAGGTGGGCAGCTGCGCCACCGTATCGCCAGTCTGGGTCAGCAGGCGAATGCCCTGCGTTGCGGCAATACGGGTCGTGCGGTCGAAGTTGTATTCTCCGGGTCCCGGTTGTCCCCCGCTGATGGTCGCGCTGATCCACGGATACATCGCCTTCGCCGCGGTCAGGTCAATCTCAAAGCTGAGTTGCAGGAACGGGAAGTCAGCACGCTCGCGCATGTTGATGGGCGCCTTGCATTCCAGCACGCCATAGGCAGTCACGACTTCGCCGCCCTTGGGCTGCCGCGGCTTCTTTTCCGGAGGCTTTCCGCCCTCGCCTAAGCCTTCTTCTTCCTCGACTACGTGGGCTTGATCGTCATAGCCGAAGCGTGCGCCATCGCAGACCCAGCGCGAATAGAAGCAGACTCGCCCATCTGTCCAGAACAGGCGTGCAGCCTGCTCGGCAAAGATGTCGATGTGGTTCTGATATTCGATCTTCTTTTTCAGAGCTTCAGCGGCAGACGCAATCCGCATCGAATCGGGGCCGTTGGGATCGGCGGCAATGAACTTGACCGATGGCGGCACGCCCACTTGCGTGATGTAGCCGCGGCCAAAGGCCTGGTAGATGTTGAATCCGTAGGTGAGGGCAATGTCGCCGGTGTCGCTCTGATCCCCGGATGAGGATGGCATGTCCCACACGGCGTTGCGTTCATCAAAATACACATCGAACATCGAGCGCCAGTAGAAACGGCCTTCACCTGCACGCTTCACCTCGTCGATGCGCGCAAACATGTCGATCTGCGCGACCTTCTGGACCATGCCGCGGGCCACGTCCTGATAATGCTTGGGCAGGCGCTCATTGCGGAAGCCGTAGGGATGAGAACCTTCCGCGGAAGTCAGTTCGCCGGGCGCAAACGCTTCAGGGACTTCCGGCAGAGCGATGCTGTCCTGGTCGGTTGATGTGTCGGGCTTCAGTTGCTCGGTCATCAGAGTTCACCCAGAAGTTCGCCCAGGCGGGTAAACGTCACATTGCCCGTGGGAGTCCGGCCGAGGCGCGTGAAGTGCACATTCGGCGCGGGAGTCGTGCAGGTATAACCGGGGCTGCTGCCAGCCACCACGGCAGGAGGCGGAATGGAGAGCGTCAGCGTGTTGCTGCCCACTGCGTCAGCGAGCGGCGCGGCCGAGCACATGTGCCAATAAGCCAAGGGGCTGCCCGTCGCGCCTGTGGTGCTGGCTGCGAGCGCTGCGATCTGCCCGCTGCTCAATGCTGTCGCATACACCACTGCTTCGGCTAGTTTCGCTCCGTCGAACACAAACGAGCTGCCGTCACCACCCAGAAACCACGGACCGGTCGAGGTGTCGGCATTGACCGAAGCCGTGCGCTGACCTTGATAAGTCGTCTCGACGCCGTTGATATACAGATGCACCAGGCCATCTCCTGCGGAATCCCAGGTCATGGCCACTAGCGTCCAGGTGTTGAGCGGGATTGTTTCGACGCTCTGCGAGATGGCATTGATCTGGTTCACGATGGTGCTGGGCAGCAGCGTCAGGCCGGTGCCGCTGCCGGTTATCTTGGTCGTGGGATAGGTCTGCCCCGCGGCATAGCCTTGCCCTGGGCCAGTGATGCCAACCGTGAGCACCAAGCCGCCTGACGAAGTGTTGACCGTATAGTGCGCTTGATTGTCAGCGATGTCCGGATCTCCGCCCGTGCCGATTCCGGTATCTCCGTTGGCATAGCCTGATCCCGGCGCGGCTACGGCCGTGACGCCCATGCCGCCAAAGTCCTTATCTCCCGCCGTGCCGTAGAGCGTGCCATCGTGCAGAACTTCCAGGTTGGTCAGGTAGGCGCCGACTGGATCTTTGACCATCACCGTGCCGCCGCTCGCGCCGTAGGCGGTGATGTACACCCGGGCCGCAAAGGTCATGGCCCCCATCGACGGCGAATCGACGCTCTGCGCGTATTGGTTGGCGGTGTAGTTGGCTCCGGCAAAAACCAGCATTCGATCCCTTTAGGAAACGGCGATTCTGGCAATGACTGTGCCTGGCCCGGAAGTCGAGGCCAGCTTGATGCGCAGAAACTTGAATGCGCCGATGCCCTCGACCACGCGCAGATCACCCAGCGAGGTCGTGCTGTCGATCGTGGCATATTCCGCATCCGCATCCACCAGCGCGCCCTGCAGTTCTGCCGTCGCGCCCGATGGCGCAGAAGGATAAGAGACTTCCCAGGTTACAATGCCCGGCCCTTTGGCCGATTGCGGCACGGCATGCAGCGCGAACTGCGCGCCCGCACCGTCCGCAAGCGCCTCTCCCACCACCGGCGCCATCTGCCCCTGTCGCGGGTCTTGCGTGCCGAAACTCAGACCGACCTGGCCAGGGTAGAGCGCCTGAATCGGAATAATCACCTGATATGCGGGCATCTATTTCTCCTTGTCCTTCGGCGCGCGCTCGGGCAGCTTCTTGCCCTTGGTCGCCTGCTCCCATTCCTTCAGATTGACACCAGCCTTCTCAAGCTCCGCCTTGTGCGCTTCCATGTAGCCTTCTTGCGCGAGCGATTTGAATGGCACGGCTATTCTCCCGCTGGCCCGCCAACACCCATCGCCTCAAGCGAGCTTCCGCCCTCATCTCCATCAGGCTCGCCGTGCTGTTCAGATCCGCCAGCACCCACTGCATGACCAAGGTGCGCGTGGACGTGCTCAACGGTAGGATGTCCTTTGGATTCGTGTACGTGTTCGCCGTGAGTGGTCGTAACGGCATGAGTGGTTCCATCGTGCTTTACTTCGGCTTTCTGGGCGGGACCGTGCTCGTCATGCACCTGCTGAATCTGCTCGTGGCCGCCTTCTTGCCCTTGATGGTCGTGCATCGACTTGCCGCCCGATTGCGGCTGCTCGCCTTCACCCTTGGGCTGCTGCTGCGCGTGCCGGTGCCGCGCCAAGCCCTTGGTCACGCTGGAAGTCTTGTAATCGTTACCATCAACCAACATGCTTCACCTTCCTTTGTTTTCTAGCCCAATCTCGCGCACGAACTCGGGCACAGATACGACAGAAACGAGACCCATCGCGTTCAGTTCCAAATTCGGAATGACCAACGCGACACTTTTCCTTTTTAACGTGAGGCTGCCGCATATGCTCGCTGCGAGTCAGGATCTCCAAATGGGCCGGGTTTACGCAGCGACGATTGCGGCATTTATGGTGTATGTCCATGCCAGCGGGAATCGGGCCTACCAGAAGTTCATAGACGCGCCGATGCGCATAGAGCCTTTTGCCTTTGCGCCCCTGCGATATTTGCCCATATCCCGCAGACGTAAAGTTGCTCAGCCAATTCCAGCACCCGTCGGTCTTGTCGATCTTGTTCCAGATGTTCATTGCTCGTATGGATAGAACGGTTATTCGATAACTTCCTCAGGAATCGTGCGGGCAGCGCCCTTGATGACCTTCTCGGTGAACGTGCTGCTGGCGGAGGCGGCTTGCCGTTGCGCCTTGCGCCGTGATGGCGACACGTAGCCGGGCATGGCAGCCAGCGCCTCGGGCTTGACCTCTGGTTTGGCTACTTCCTTTTCGCCCAGGAAGGCGTCGATCTTGTCCTCGATCTGCTTGAGCAGGGCATCAAACCGCCGCTCCATCGCCTGCATCTCGCCGCGCACCCGCGCAATCTCCTGCATTGGATCCGGTCGTGGTTTCAGGAACATCAGTGCCTCCGTTATCGCCAGAACTTGACTTTGAACAACTGCTCCAAAGAACTGTCGCAACTGCGCAAATGGCAGTACACCCGATGGGGGGACCTCTTGATTTCGTTGGCTATCTGCGCACATGAAAGCCCCGACAAGAATAACCTCAGAATCTGCAACTTCTGCGGGGTCATCTTTGGAGAATATTCGGCCATTGATAAAAGCCATTCGCTCTCAGTGGGCGTGAGAATCGGATGGCGTGGCCATGATGCTGAAGTGCGACTAGTCCTATAGAACATCAGTGCCTCCGTCCTCGGAACTTGTGGCCGCCGCTGGTATAGAATGGCTGATTCAGCTTCTTTTCCTCTGCCGCCAATTGCAGCCCCTTTATATACCTACTTGCACCCACGACGGGCAACTCCGCGAGTATTTCTTTCTGCCGCTCGGCAAACGGCGCCATGTCCTGCGGCTGGATGCGGCTGGCAATCCCGTAGCGCGCACCGTCCAGAACGTCCAGCATGGGCGAATCGCCCTCGGCATTGATATCACCGTCATGGCCCGGCTTCTTGCTGCTCATCGCCCACGGGATCGCTTCCCACAAATGTTCCAGTTCCTCGTCGATCAGCCAGCCTGCGCACTGGCTTGTCCAGGCGGCCGTGTCCAGTTCGTGTTTCTCCGCCAGCAGCGTATAGAGCAGCGTCCAGCCATCCTCACGCTTATTGAATGCAGGCACCGGGCGAGGTAGCGGCGGCTCATTCGCGCAGAACACGTTGCCCATGCGCTTGGCCCTTGAGAGCAGGTCCCCGCCAAACGTCTCCGGTGCGCCGTAGATCCTCTCGACCCGCTTCACTTCCTCAAGCGGCGTCATGCTGCAGATCTCCGCGGCGACCGCCACCTCGCTGATGCCGTTAATGAGCAGTTCGCGGTAGGTCACTGGGAACTTGCGGGCGCTGCCATCCTTCAGGCGTAGCTCCACGAACGTGTTCCAGGTCGCGTAGCTGAAGTGCGTCTTGCCCCAGTCATAGGCGATCCAGATAGGCTGCCACTTCTGCTTGTGCATCAGCCGCACTACTTCATCATGCGGGATGCGCGTCAGTTCCTCATCGAAGATGTCGAAATACTGCCCCTCAAAGCCGCTCCATTTGCCGTATAGCCAGGCGTCACGCACGCGGCGCGGCTGGCTCATCAGCATCTTGCGATAGGCGCGGCCAGCCGAAGTGTCCGCAGAATAGGCAGGGTTATCGTCAACGAGCGACTGGATGAACAGGTAGTCCTCGGCGTTATAGCTTTCGGGGTCCTCACCGATCGGGGCGGACTTCTCGATGTCTCCGCCGAACAGGTGATTCAGCACGTCCCCGCCAATGCCGCCGGGGTTTGTTGCTCCCTTGACCTGCGCCACCACGGGCCTGCCCATGATGTCCGTGTTAATCGTCGTGCGCACCGAGCCGCTGATGAACTTCCACTGCCGGTATTCCCATTCGGACCACTCATCGAAGTGTGCGCACAGGAACTCGCCTGACAGCATCTTGCGGGTGTCCTCATCGCTGCGGGCCGAGGCAAAGCGGATGATCGAGCCGTTGGGCAGTTCCACGCGCGTATAACTCATCTCCCCGATATACCTGCCCCTGACTTCCGGGGGCATCTGTCGGAACCGGTCCACGATCGTGCTCATCAGTTCGCCCATGGTGCGGCGCAGGATGATCTGCCTACTTTTGGGAACCAGATGCGCCTTGAAGATGGCATCCCAGCAGATTGCCTCAGTCTTGCCCGGGCCGCGGCCTCCGCCAATCAGCACATACGGTTCGCGGGCATCGAAGTAGCGCAGTTGCTTCGGGTAGGGATGAAACAGGCAGGAGATGCAGCGCCCATAGTGGTCAGTCTGGTAGATCGAGTAGCGCGAGCCGTGCGTCTGGCTGTCGAGCGTGCAGGAGAGTTCCGGCCCGCGGTCGCCTTTAAAGTCGAAGTAGTACGGCACTTAGTTCTTCGCGGTGTCTTGGAGTTTCTTTTGCGATTCGGCCTGCTGCCGACGCATCAGGATGTATTCGTTCCATTCGTCCGTGCGCAGATAGAAGCGTTTCCCGCCTGCACCCGTGACGCCGCGGTGCGCCAAGAAGTCCATGAGCAGGTTCAGCCCTTGGGCAATCTGGTTCTGCTGGTCGATGATGGGGCGGATGTTGGCGTTGAAGTAGTTGCGGCAATAGTCCATCACGTCTTGCTTGGTGGCAGGCGCCGTCACGTCGATCTTGGCCGCCTGCTCCATCGCTTTGGCCAGCATCGGGTCGGTGATCAGTTGCGGGGCTTCGCTCATCAGTTCAGTACCTCGCCTTCGGCTGTGTCGGGCAGGCCATACGTCACCGCTGGGATTGCTGCAGTCTCGGATTGCTCAATGCGCTGCACCGCCTTGCCTTCGCTGCGGTCTGCCAGTTCCTTGATTGCGGCAATATCGCCGTGCACCGCCATCATGCAGAGCTTATCGACAATCACCTGGGCATACGTGCGCCCGTCTGGATCACCGGGATAGAGACTCGCCAGCTTTTCCCGGGCAGCGTCAGTAAGCGGCAGCTTCTTGGGTCGGCCAGGTCCGCCCGGATTTCCTTCCTTGAACTGATGAGGCTTCAGCCATTCTGGCATTCGCGTTTCCTCTGCGTTTTAACGCCTTCAGGCCGCAATGTGCAAACCACAGTCCCGACAGCGTGGACCGAGCGGATGCACGATCATGCGGACACTCTTGCAACGCTTGCACTGCCCATTCCAACGCGGGGCTTTGGTTCTTCCAAGTTCTTGCTGATCATGCACTTGCAGCATAAGGTTGGGGTCCCACTTCTGCGCGCGCTCGTTTAGGTGAATCGTCAGCTTGCCGCGGTTGAACTCCGGCCCGCGGGAATTGTCATACGTTAGGCGCGGATCATGAAACAGTTCAATCCCATGCTGCCACATCCAGTAGCCGATGTCCGTGTCCTCGCCCCAATGCGAGACTTGATCCTGGGCAATGAGCATCGCTGCCCGTGCCGACAGCCAGTATCCCATTCCACCATGCGGAGCCGTGTGGCTTTGCTTCGGGTGCGACACGCACGGAGGGCATTCGAAGCTGCGGCCGCTGAACTCATGCAGGAAGAAACTGCTGTCCGCCAGCCGGTCTGGGAACACATAGGTATCACTGAAAATGCGGAAAATCCAGTCATAACCGTGCTCGAGCGCCCACAGGAGACTAAAGCGTGTCTTGTAGATGAGACCAAAGTAACTATCGGGGCAATCGAGAACGACTTCCTGCTCTGCCAGTGGGGCAGTGTACAGTGGTACTTTTGACAGGGCGTTCGTAGGGTCTAATGGCCCTATGCTCGGTGGGCCTGGCGAGTCCATCGGAATAGGGAAAGAAGTACTCGGGTGCAAGCCTCCCAGGAAGAACCGCAGGTCCCATCCGGGCGGCATGTATCTGCCCCAAGTATCGCGGATGTTCTGGTTCGTGCCGTTCTTGGCATCGCGCCAGCAGGTCGAGCACGCGATCAACACCTTCTTGCTGCGCCCGTAGGTTTTGCACATATCCTCAGGGTCATATATGCCTGTTTGGCTGGATAAGTGCACGCTGATCAGGTCGTTGGCTGCGGTCGGTGCGGACTCCTTGCGCCCATAGGATTGCCCCATAGAATAGCGGCGATCGTGCGTGGGAGTGATGCCGCGCGCGAGCAGCGTCTCACCTACCCATTGATCCTGAAGTTTGTGCGATTCCTTGGCTGGGTCTATTGCCGCTTCCGCGAGTATGCGCCCAGCAGATGCAGACAGCCAATAACCAGGACCTCCGTGGCAAAAATCAAACTCAACGCCGCCCATATCGGGAGGTCGCGGGAGATCCAAGGTAGAACCGACATAATCAGCCTCCGGTGCCGTCAGCCGTGATGGCAGCACGAACGTGTCCGCATCGCAGCGGAAGATCATCTCGTACTGTTCCTTGACCGCCCATCGCAGCATCTCCCGCGTCTTAAGTGTCAGGTCGATCCAGAGTCCATCGGGGCAGTCGAGCCGCACTTCGTCCGGTTCCAGCTTGCCCGTTACTGTCTTGCCGTAGAAGATGCGATAATCGACCGTGGGCGGCAGATCCTTCAGCCACGTATCGCGCAACGCCTTGACGGCGCCTGATTCGCGGTCCTTGCCGCAGCTGCCGATGAGGATTACGCTTCGAATTGCAGTACCTTTTGACTGAGACGTTTGGCCGCTATTTCGCAGTACTTTTCCTCTATCTCTATGCCGATGGCCATACGGCCTAAGTCCTTTGCGGCGCGGAGGGTTGTTCCGCTGCCCATGAATGGGTCGAGAACGTCTCCAGTGGTGCGGGATTCAAGAATGCTCCACTGAATCAACTCCAGTGGCTTTTCTGTGGGATGCCCATAGAACACTCGACCAACTGGCCACTCGAAACGTTGGATCGGTCTATCCATATTCGTCCAAGCCAGCTCACATTTACCCATAGTCGGAACGGCGTTCAGTTTGTCCCAGACCAACCAGCAACGGCTCAATGGCAAATTGAAATAGTTCCCTCCCCAAATAACTAACCTGTCAGCCGCTCCCATAAGAAACTCGATGTCGGGTGCCTCCATATCCCACGGGTTCCCTTCGCTGAGTAACGTCCAATGTCCGGTCCCCTTACCGCCCTTCATAACTCGCCCAATTCCATAGGGCGGATCGGTTAGCACCAACTCGCATCGCGGAATCCCCGGCAGCACTTCCCTGCAATCTCCGTGATAGATCGTGCAGCCGTCCTCTTGGTAATAGGGCTTCATATCCACCAGATCAGGTCAGGGCCGCGCGAGGGCTGCCCGAATAGCTCATTCACTACGGCCGTAACTCCCGCATGGTAGTCCGGGTGCCCGTAATCGTGCCCGCAGAGCAAGCCGCCCTCTCTGAGCAGCGGTCGCCACGCCAAAATGTCCTCTTTGACGCTTTCGTATTCATGGTCGCCGTCGATAAACACCATGTCAAAACGCAGATTGCGGAGGTTCTGGGCCGCTTTAAGGGAATCAAGCCTGTAAGGTATAACCGTGCAGGGAGAATCGGCCATATTGCGCAGGAACGCCGGGAATGGCGGTTCTGGTGCGATGCCGAAGCTTCTGCCGATCTCTGCATCCTTCTCGCGCCCTGAATACCATGGGTCTACGGCAATCACCGTGCCGATGCAGTTGTCCGCGAGCGCGCGCGTGCTGCGCCCGTGAAACGAGCCAATCTCGGCAATGAGCCAGCGCCGCGATGCCTGCTCTGCCAGCCAGAGCAGCTCCGCCTCGGTCATCCAGCCAGGGATTGCGAGCGCTTTGCTGATGTCACGCATGGAAACGAATCCTCGATCATCTTGTCCAGATCGTACTCTGCCACAAAGCCAAGTGCCTGCTTGGCGCGTGCGGGATTGCTGTGCAGGTGCATGGCATCGCCCGGCCGCTTGGCCACGTACTCCACCGGCACGCCCAGTTTCTCCGCGATGTCGTTCATCGAGTACTCATGCCCCGTCGATACGTTGATCGTCTCCGAGCGGATATCCGAGAACAGCGCCAGTTCGAAGGCGCGCGCCACGTCCTTGACATGCACCCAGTCACGGGATTGCGTGCCGTCGCCCGTGATCTGCACCTTGCCCAGCTTGGCATAGGTCTGATCGAGCGCGGCAAACGCGCACAGTTGATATTCCGTGATCGACTGCCCCGGCCCGCCAATGTTCGATGGCCGCAGGCCCATGCAGGAAACGCCCATGCTGGCATACAGCCGCACCAGTTCTTCGCAGGTCTGCTTAGTCGTGCGATACACGGTCAGGCAATCGGAAAGCGTGATGTTCGAAGAACAGACGATGACGCGCTTGAGCGAATAGCTGCGGGCAATCTCTAGAATATTAACCGTTCCGGTTACGTTTACGTCCCAAGCCGTGCGCGGAAAGTCCCTGCAGATCAGGTTGCGGCCATAAGCCGCCAGATGAACGATGTGCGTTATTTTCTTTTCTTGAATGGCCCACAGCAAATCCTTGTGCGCCCGCACGTCTCCAATGAATTCCCCGGCATATTGCGTGTCGCCGCCGCACTTCTCATCTAAGTTATCAAAGCTGACAACTAACTCAACTTTGGGATTCGCTCTGAGCCGTGCAACGACTTGCCTGCCGAGGAATCCCGCCGCGCCTGTACACAGAACTCGCATGGGTGTGCTATATAACATACAGTGAAACGCCGACGCTACTACGGAAAAGAATTGATTCGCAGCAATCCCGTTTTGCTCCGCAAATATGGCAAGCTGGTCCGCTTCGTGGCTGACAAGTACGTGCGCTCGTTCCGCCTCACCCGGGAGCAGGGCGAGGACCTGTACCATTCCCTGCTGGCGGAAATGTTCAAGGCCAAGCGCGGCTATCGCAACTATAAAGGCATCTCGCTGATCCTGAAGCATAAGATGCGCGACATCATCGCACCGGCCATCAAGCATGAGCACGTTCTGCCCATCATGGAAATAGATTCGCCGCGCGTGGCGCCGACGACGGTGCAGCTGGACGTGCAGGAGATGCTGCCGCACCTGGACGCGTTGCCCTTCTCGCAGCGGTTAGTGTTGGAATTGAACTTCGGGTTGGATGGCAGTGATCCGTTTGGCGTCGAGCAGATTGCCCGCAAGCTCAAAAGGCCGACGGACTGGGTGACACGGCGCCGCGCGGAGGCGCTGGCAACATTGCGTTCCCGGTTAAGCTGATTACCGTTATCTTTTGCGATCCCTTCCTCTGTGAAACGTGCAATTCGATATGCTCCGCCGTGTCGTCCGCCAATATCTCAAGGTTCACCAGACTATCGAGTATAACCTTGGCGGCAGACACCAGGTTATCGGGGTCATAGAACTGCTTGTGCTGGATGCAGATATTCACCTCGACCTTGCCGCATAGTTTGGGCAGATGCTTCGACTTGATGTGCCAGCCCCAGTTATCCCGCAGCCGTTGGTACACGAACCGATTGCGATACTTTCGCCGCAATTGATTCGCACCCGGCGGCACCATCGGAACACAGAAGGCATACTCTTTACAGGCCACGGGGCAAAGGCCTCCCGCAAGCTTTGCAGCACTGCCTCTTTATCTTCTCAAGTGTGCTTTTCGGTCCGTCCGTATAAAGCAGGTGAATGATAGTCGTATGGTGGCGGTTGAGCATTTTACCGATCTGCGTGAACGATGCCCCATTGATGCGGGCCAGCCGCACAAACTCCCGCCGGATGGCCACCAGTGCCCATGAATTACCCCCACCACAGACTTCCTGCGGCGATCGCCCCGCCTGCAGGCAGACTACTTTCAGAATGGCTTCGAACTTGTCCTTGGCTTCCATGCCGTTAATTATCCTGCTCTCTCCCATGCGTACCCCTGTCAAGAATTAACATTTCCACATGTGGACCAATTTTGCCACTTATCCACAGTTTTTCCAAAGGATTTCCAAAGGCTTAAAATTCCATTAAGTCGCATATGTATCATGTACTTAACACCACTTTGTAACGAAAGTACCCAGTTTTATCCACAGGCCTAAATTGGTTCTCCCCCAAAATCCGGTGTTATATTTCTTTGGAATCTTTCGTTGTTTTCGTCCCCCACTCCGTAAAAGAACAAAGAGCGGCTGCTAAGAGTCAACTTCCTCAAAAGTGCCCCGGGCAGCCGTGCAGATCATACTCGACGTGGCAGGACTTGCATAAGATCCACACATTATCGAGTGTGTCGCTGCCGCCCCTGCCGCGGGGCTTCTTGTGCGACAGTTCCAGCCACCATTGCGAGCCGCACTTTACGCAGCGGCCGCCGTCCCGGCTCATCGCCTGGCTGCGCAGCTTGGCCATGCCCTTAGCATTGAGGCGTATCGGCTTGTGCTTCGGAAAGGCGGCCTCGGTATAGGTGCCGTCCGTCATCTCACTCACGTTCACCTCCCGCAGCTTTCCGAATCGCGTTATATTCCCCACACATATAAGCACTCGCCAATTCCTTGGCTAGAAATTTTGCCTGTTGATCGGCATCCATTTTGAATACCTTGAAGAAGCGGAGAATGGTTTCCGCTTTCCATGCGTACTTCTTGGCCAGTTCATCTTGCTGACGCTTGGCTCGTCCCGCGATCTGTCTCACCTCCCGCGCACGCGGTTCAGTCTGGGTCATGGCTTCCACTCCACCAGGGGCTGGGTGCGGATGGCGTTAATAGCTAAGCATTTACCGCAGCCGCACGGATCGAATTCGCCTTTTTGAACGTCGCAATCATGTGCCAACAACTTGAGCGCCGCCTCCCGTTGCTGCCTCGCCCCATCCATGAAGGCGGATTTGCGGGCTTCCTGTAACCTGAGAAATTCTGCCGCTGGTGACTCATTCGGGATGCCACATTCCCTTGACTGTGCTGCCGCTGCTCGTTGTTCTGCCGTTGGCTCACTCACTTTTGGCTCCTGGCTGCCATCGACTGTTCCACCTGCCACTTAGCGTGGCGCAGCGATTCCTCATGGGTATATATCCACGCCTCTTGAAGTGCCGCGATAGTGTCATCTAAGTTCCAATTGTTGCGAACGGCTTCTTTTGCGTATTCCATCGCGGCATTGGTCACTTGAGCGTAACCTGGGTTCCGTCCGATGCTCACCGCCTGCCTCCCTTCGCGGATTCGATGCTGTCGGCAATAGCGGCTTGCTCGGCGGCCCTCGCCTTCCGAATCCATTCCTCTAGTTTCCTGGCACCAGCTACTTCAAGTCCGGGGCATTCCCTGTAGACACGCGCATACGCCTCGGCTTCGACATTCTTCTTGATGCGCTCCAGCGATGGCTCCTTTAGAGCATTCGTCCAAGAGCCTAGAAAGGTCGCTAGGTCGCTCGGAGTGGCCAGCCCGCACGCATCTTTCCACGCCTGAACAGCCTCTTTGCGTATGCGCTCCAGCACGCCTGCGGAGTCGGGGGTGAGGGGCAGCGCGGCAATGTGTTCTCGCCATTGGTCCTTGATGGATACTTCACCGAAGTTGAAATCGAGTCCGCAGCTACAAGCAAATTGAGAAACTTCATCGTTGAACCATGTGCGCGTCAGGCAATGCTTGGTAGCTTCTCCGCGTGCAGCCAGTTCCCCGGCGAGCTTGGCGTCGGCGGTAGCGGCGGTGATGAGGGGCAATAACTTTTCAACATCATGTCTGTAACGATTCCGCAAGTTCTCGTACTGCTCATCCCTGAGATAATCACCGTCAGGGGGCACAAGAATGTCAAGCATCCGCCCAACTAGCTCCTGCTCCCCCGCGCTGTGTTTGTCGGTCATGGCTTCCCGCCCACATCCAGGAGTTTGGCGCCGCTCACCTGGTTCAGAATGGCCGCCACCTCATCGAGAAACTTCCACACCTCTTTTTCCATCTCGGCAATGCGGGCATCATCCCGCTGGAAACGTCTGACGAATAGCTGCAAGCCCTTGGGCAGGCGCGGATCGAAGCTCACGAAGTCGCACCACTGGCGCTCCGCACAGACCATCTCAGCGAGCATCTGCCATTCGTATTGAGACGGAACGATACCGGCGATGACGTACTCGATGTGCGTGGCAGTCTGCGGGCACTTGAACTCTACCAGGCCATCGCTGCCCACCAAGCCATCCGGTGAAGCGCCGAATCGCTCGATCGTGGGATGCAGGGCAAATCCGACCTTCTCGACTTCCGCTACCTCGATTCCGTAGGCCTCGCGGGCAAAGGGTTCGTTGTCGATGCCCCACTCCATCGCCTGCGTAACGAAGTGCTCGGTGGCCTTTCCAGTCAGAATCTCGCAGATCAGCTGCGCCTTGTAGTCCTTGCGCTTCTGCGATTCCCCGCCGCCCTTTAGCTTGTTCATAACGTCCGCCACGCGGCTGCCCGTCACGCAGCCAATGCGCATTTGCAGCCATTCCGCGGTTTGCTGCTCGACGCCTTCAACGATTGGCACTGGCTATCTCCTTTTTGCGGGCATCGTGCACGGCGACAATTCGCGCCATGGCGGTGCCGTCCTGATGTTCACGCGCTTCATTGAACGCCTTGGCAAATACTACCTTCAGATCCTCCGGTGTCGTTACGTCGCCCATCTGGCGGCAGTATTCTTCGATCGCGTCCGTCGCCATGCCCTTGCCGTTGGCAATGGTCTGCCCGTCGTTGTCGTTCTGCTCGGCCAGTCCGCACGCTGCCTTGAGCGTGTAGCGTTCCAGGTAGGTCACGGCCGAGGCGATGGCCTGAATGGCGTTCTTGTCGCCTGAATTGTCGGGTGCCGCCATGAGTGTGGTTTCCTCGCTGTGGCCGAGTTCATGGGTGAGCACGCACGTGACCCAGATGACATCCTTCTCCTGCTTGACGGTCCAGCGGTGCGTGATGCCCACCTGCGTGAGTCCGGCCGTGATGGCATCGCAGACGTGATCGAGCGTGGCATGCTTGTAGGTAACGACTCCGCCGGTTTTCTTGTTGTATTTGACCGTGGCATTCCTGGTGATGACGGTGGGGTTGGCCTTGAACTTGTTCATCGCCGCCGTATAGGCCTTCTTGGCCTCGGCTGCCTCCCATTCCTTTTTGAACGCCAGCAGGGCCATCAGCTTGGAGACATCCATATCAGGTGTGGCAATGGCACGTTCAACGAGAGAAATAAAACCGTTATCCTGCTCGGGCATCTTGGTCAGTTTGTCGCTCATGAGCGTTCCACTTTCTTGCCGCACTTGGGGCAGTATTTGTCGTGCGGGCTTAGGTTCCTTCCGCAGGTGCACATATCCCTGGGGACCATCTCGGTTCCGTCGCGGTAGCAGAACTTGTCGTCACCGCTGGCGAGGGTGTTCTTGCACATCGGGCAGATCAGCAGCGTTTGTTTGCTCATCGTTTGCTCCCTAGGCGATACAGCATGCGGAACAGCAGAAAAACGAATATGCCGATGGCGGCGAAGTAGCCTACTGCGATGAGTTCGATCATACGCGCCCCCGAATCTCGGCAAACAGCAGCACGCCAATGGCGATCAATGCATGGGCAAAGGCGATGGTTACAATCATGCTGCACCTTCCTCGCGCATATCCTGCTCGCGCGCTTCCACGCAGGATTCGTGCGCAAACTGGATGACCGTGCCGAAGGGATTCTCGACTATGACCTCGCCAGCGCGGATCAGGTTCCCGCAAATGTCGCAGTGCTCGTCCTCGATGTTCGATGGTGCGCGGAAGTACACTTGAGCGTCCATTATCGTGCCTCCTGACCTTTCTGAATAATCTTGCCGAGAAACGATTCGATGCGTTGAATCTCCTGCTGTAACTTAGGCAGCTTGGCCGCAACGTTTTTGTCGCAGCTTTGAACGTGTTCGACCAGTGATTTGACGCGATAGTGTGGAGCAGTTTCGTTCTTCTCATCTACAGTCGGATGAAAGAAGAAAGATTCGAAGCAAATACACTTGCCCTCGGAGTCGGCGATAAAGTACAGCCCTGAGCCGTAATACTCTTGGCCGCGTGGCGCTTGCGACAGTGGCGCGGAGAGGATTGCAAGGTAGTCTTGCAGCTTGATCAGCCGCTTAGAGTTCTTGCTGAACAGGGTCTTGAGCGCGGGCGCATTCGCCAGAATTTTGTTGATGCACTCTGAGCCGTAATCCTGTACTGAGCCATCGCAGTACGTGACCGTGAACACATGCTTAATTCCCGTACCGCAACGGTCGCACGTTCCGGCAGGCTGAGAATGGTCGCCCGCTTTGTGAACCTGCTGGCTGTATCCGACCTTGAGTATGCCGTTCATTGGTGTTGGGTGATATTGGCATGCGTATGTGGAAAACGTCAAGTACCGTTTTGCACATAGTACTACGTGTGCCATATCCGCCAACAGGCCCAGCAAAATGCTGCCAATCCAGCAATCCAGGCAGCGCCCACGACGTACTCGATCCAGCTGGTGCGGTCCTCCCGCATGGCTATCTGGATGTGCCCCGACCCTTGGCATTCGGGGCAGTTGGAGTCGTATCCGTGGCAGTTGTCGCAGACGAGCGTAACGATTCGCATTTTTTCCTCAACAGTTCTTTGCGCAGTAGTTTGATTTTGTAGGTCAGCGGGCAGGGCATCCGCAGTATTCCGACTTCGGGGCCATCTTCGACGTTATGCATGCGCGGCAGGATGATGCATGTAGTCCTAGGACGCAAGGTTCAATGTTCTGTGGTACTCTCCGCATTCCACAGGAGGCTCAAATGAGCGGATTCACCAGCGTGCTTAAGAAGATCGGGCAGGGATTATTGCAGGCGGGAACGGTTGCCACCAGCGTGATGGGCTTGCCGTTTGTCAGTCAGTTGCTCTCCGGCGCAAGCGGCGCGCTCGGGCATGTGCCCGGAACAGTCACCACCGCAGTCAGCGACTTCAATTCTGTCGCGCAGGTTCTTTCGCTGATGGAAGTGGCGTTTCCGGCAACCGGCACAGGCAGTCAGAAACTCGCTGCGGCCTCGCCAGTCGTGGGGCAGATCGTGCTCGCCTGGGCGCAATCGAATCTTCCGGGGCACAATAAACTGCGCTCTGATCCCGCTGTTTTCCAGCAGCACGTCACTGCGTTTACCAGCAGTTTTGCCGACATCATGAACGACTTCGGGGATTAGTCCGCAAGGATAGGCGAATCATCGGGAACCACGACGGGCGCCCAGATCTGTTTTAGCTGGGTGCTTGCCGTCACGGTCAAGGGCAGCGCCTTCGTGAGCCAGTCCGCAATAAACTGAATGTATTTGTCGGTGGGATTATTGTCCGAGGGCGGCGAGTACTTGTACATCAGGTCCTTCAGCGTGCTATCTGGGCCAAGTCCTGTTTTCGTGTTGCCGGTGAACTTTCCCCGCAGGTCTGACAGTAATGCGGAGTAGCCTTCGACAAGTGTTTGGAATACGCGATAGTTTCCCGCCGAGTCGCGCAGGTTGCCGGGGTTGCGATTCACGTATGACTTATTGGGTGGCTTCCACCCCTCAAACTGCATGATGGCGTCAGCGGTGCATTCCAGGCCGTTCAAAAGAACATCGCCAAGGTCAGGCAGAATAGACCCAGACCGACAAACTTCAAACGAAAAGGTTCAATCGGCTGCGGCCAGCCGAATCCCGCGATGGCAAAGAACACCAGCGCAAACGTCAAGCAAACCAAGCGAGGGGTAGGCAACTGCTCGTTATATCGGAACATGGCTGGAATCTCCTAAGCGGGCGGTTGACAAAACAAGCCGAATCCGTAATTGCTGCCGCACATGGTACTCTTATCGGGCGCTAGTTGATAGCCTCCGTTGCCTTGCGAGTTACCGTCCGCATAGAACACGCCCCACGGCTCGGCCACCATCTCGGCACCAACCGGAGCGCTGGTGGACTTGTACTTTACCCACACGCCATTTTCGGCGTACTCGACAAACGAGTTCGGGTCAGGATTCACGCCAGCCTGCCCGGGCACCTTGGGCTTGGCCATCATGGCATCAAACGAAGTCCAGTTCACCGTCGGCTGCGCGTCCGTGTTGGTCATGACGAAGTGATACCAGGTGCCCGCCTTGAGCACCGGGAAGCTAGGGAATCCAATCAGCGGAAACCCGCCGTTATTGACCCACATAGGATATTGCGGATCTTCGATCAGGAATCCGGTGGCGATCGGCGCGTTCGGCTTGCCATTGAGGTCCGACCATATCTCGTAGCGATTGCGGCCGTCGGTTCCAGCGGCATACCCGGAACCTTTGGTCATCAGATAAAAGCGGATTGCCGCCACAGGCGCGGAGAACAGCGCCTTGAATCCCACGCCCACGCGCAGATTCGCAGGTCCCCCGATCGTGATGTTGTTCAATCCTAAATCGGGATCGCCGGGATAGAGTGTCATGGCCTCACCTTCGTGCGCGTCGGCAGTTCATCTAGGCGAATCTCATGAATGCGGCAGTACCAGGTCATCAGTATTTCGTGCTCGATGTCATAGCGGGACAGCTTGCGGTCAATGCGAAACAGGGAAATCAAGATGATGCCCAGCGTGACGATGCTGCCGAGCGATATTGTGGGGTCGAAGTGCATCGGTCAATCCGCCCGATAATGCGCCGATGCTTCCAGAACCGCCACGCGGCCAAGACACCGACCGCCACATAGAGAACTGTGTCGAATGTGATCGTCATTGAATGGCATTTTCCACGGGCACCCCTAGCCTAAACAATCAGCAGATTCTCGTATGTCCGAAAGCGCACATCATGGAGCTTTCGGTATATCCGCCATGGCATCCTTGGCCGCTTCGATGCCCTTGGAAAATCCTTGCGCCTCCTTTGGGTCGGTGGGCGTCTCCCCGACTGCACTATAAAGTTTGACGCTGATCTGCCGCAGATTCAACGAGCCATAATAGGCAATCACCATGAGCAGGGTGTTATATCGCCGCTTGGTCACATCCGAACAGTTCGCAAACACTTCCCGCGGTGGTAGCAAGATATTCACTACCGACCAGAACAGCACCCAGTAAGCGAAGTAGTTGAGAATCTGCTGAATTGAGATCATCAGGGCGCTACCGCCGTCCCGCTCGCGGTCTGGCCATTCGGGCCGGTCGCACTCACAGGAAATCGCGTTCCCGTTGGATTGTTCGTCTGCGTTAGCGTGCAGACCATGCCCGTGCAGGTCATCGACAACGTGGCCACGGGTGCGGTGATTGTGACTACTGCGCTGCCGGACTTGGTTGGGTCCGCCACGCTGGTAGCCTTGGCCGAGAAGGCGGTCCCGGGTGTCGTACCTGCCTTGTAGAGACCAGTCGCGTCGATCGTGCCGCCGGTGGCAGTCCACGTCACGGCCGTGTTCATGGTGCCGCCGACGATAGCTTGGAACTGCTGAATCGCGCTCTCAGCCAGCGTGGTCGTCGCCGGAGAAACCGTGACGGTGACAGGCTGTGTGCCGGTCGGCAGGAAGTTCACATCCACCCAGTAATTCGCGGTGGGCGAGGAAAGTTTGGTCGGATAGGCCGAGGTCGAGCCATAGGCATACACGCCCGCGCTTACAGGTGCGGTCAACGGACCCACGACGAGCGGCGTCGTGAACGCTGGCTCGTTCCAAGCGTACTGCGCCGTGTGGATGCTGGCGGTGTAGACCATGCCCGGCGTGATGATGATGGGCGAGGGGAAGGTGAACGTCTGCCAGCCCGATACCGTCTCGTTGGTGAACGTGCCGTTGCCAAGGCTATTGCCGTTGGGATTCCAGAGATGCGCGGTGTGCGGGCCGGTCGCGTTGGTCGCCTTGAAGAACTTGATACCGACAATCTCCCCGGGCACCGACGTTGAGAACTTGATGCCAAGTTCGACGGAGTTGCCGTCGTTGCCGGTCACGTTCGCGGGAAGCTGCGTGTTGGGCCAGAAACTAAGCGTGCTGCCGCCGCCGCCGGTACTGCCGCCTGGAATCGTCGCGGGCACTTCCACTGAGTTGGCCGACTCCGCCCCGAGCGAGTCTATCGCCGTGATGACGTAGTAGTAGGTCTGCCCCGCGGCGATCGACGTATCGAGATACGACAGCGTCGTGATGACCGACGTGTTGAGCGTGACGTATGGCCCGCCGCTGGTGTTGCTGCGCTTGGCGTTATAGGTGACGTTCGGTGTGACCGAGGCGAGCCAGGTCAGCGATACGGAGTGCGTGGTGACTTGCGCCGCCGGAGACGCCGGAGGCATCGCCGCAGCACGTGCCGCGGAGAATGGAACAAGCAGCAGTGTCAGGAGCGCCAGCTTTAGAGTGTGCGACATATTCGTATGATGTCCTTCCGCGTGCCGCCTGTGAGTGCGAGTCGTCGGAGCAACTCTCCGACGTGAAACTTGACTGTGCGCTCTGCGATGTTCAGAGCATTGCCAATCTCTTTGTTCGATAGCTCCTGCATGACCAAATTCAACACTTCCCGCTCGCGCACCGTTAGCTGCACGTCTATGGGAGACGCCGTTCGCTCGTCAATTTCGCGCTGAATGGCTTTGATCTGCGCTGGCAATTCTACCAGTTGCTTATGGCGCAGGGCATCGCGCTGGGCAATGAGGTCATCGAGGCTCCGACGCGCCGGATTGAGGATTGCAAGATTCTGCTTCATTCCTAGAGATAGAACGGTTATGCTACCGCCTTCAAATCGCTCCCATGCGGAGCGGCGAGGTACGAAATGCCAGATGCCCCAGTAATCACTCCGTCGGCCCCTGTGTCTGCGCCTGCGGCACCCGCACCTGTAATTACCACAGGTGGCGGCAGTCCCGCTCATGTTCCCGAGGCTCCCGTTGTCGATACGCCTGCGGTTGAAACGCCGGATAAGTTTGAGTTTTCCTTTGACGGCGACACCGAAAAGTACGAGTTCAAAGAGGACACGCCCGCCGAAGAATCGCCCAGCTATGACGCGAGCAAGCCCTTCGATGCCAAGTGGGAAGAACTGCTCAAGGCTGACCCCGAAGCACTGAAAGCCGTGAAGCAGGGCCACTATGAATTGCGGCAATGGAAAGGTTCTGGCTTCAAGACGCCCGCCGAACTGAAAGCCTACCGCGACCGCATCGACAAGCTGGGCGGACCGGAAAAGATGGAAGCCGAGTCAAAGGAATGGTCAACCGTTCTGAACCAGTTCCGGCAGGGCGATGAAGCCGTGCTTGACAGTTGGTTCAAGGACAATCCTGACGGCATGGCCAAGCTGTCCGGCCCCATGCTCGACCGCTTGCAGAAGCAGGCTCCACAGGTCTGGGCGCACCACATGGCCACTACGTTTATGGCGACCCTCCTGCGCCCGAATGCTCAGGGCCTTTCTTCCTTGGCTGCATTCAACCAGTTGTACGACATCGTGGGAGAGAATTCCGGCGCGCGCAAGTTGCTAGATCAAATCGCCGAAACAATCAATGCTGTAGATAAGGCTGCGAAAAGCAGTCCAGAGGCAAAATCCAAGTCGGTCGACAGTGACCGCAAGCAACTTGATGTTGAGCGGCACACGCTCTATTTGCAGAAGGTCAACGTATCGGCGGAGCCGCTGATTAACTCCGCCGCCAAGCAAGCCCTTAAAGTTGCACTCAAGGGCCGCAAGGTTTCGAGCGAAGTCGAGGCCGACCTGCTCGCAGACATCAAAAAAGGCTTCAACGAATTGCAGAAAGCCGATGGAACCTTTCAGGAGAATGCCCGTGACCTGCTCCGCTCGCAAGATACCGACCGCTTCCTGCGCGTTCTCAAGTCAGCGATTGCGCGCAATCTGCCCCGTGCGGCGCTGCGCGAGGTGCGCAAGTATCGCGGCATCAGCGGCGACAACCAGCAGCGCAAAGCTGAAGGACAGGCACGACAGGAGTCCGCGGGCGGCGCAGCTACGCAAGGCCAGCGCGTGCGCTACAGCGGCGCAATGAAGCAAGGCGGCCCGGACCCCGCCATCATCGACTATGCGGGAATGCGCGCGCAGTTCGGCCGCAAGGGCACCGAGGAAATGCTTGGCCGCAGAGAGTTCTTCAAGAAGGGCGGAGGCAGCACGGTGTTTTTCTGGTGAGCACGCGGAGTCAATTTTGGTCTGACGGCGGCGGTACACAGTCTGCTGCCATTGCCGCATTGATAATTCAGGGGAAACTGCCGCGCCCTGACTTAATCGCCATATCTGACACTGAGCGCGAGAAAACGCATGTCTGGGAATACCTGGATCAGGTGATCTCGCCAGCGCTGGCCGCGGTCGGATTGAAGGTTGAGCGCGTTCCGAAAAGTGAGTTCGCGCGGGAGGACTTGTGGGAGGACTGGGGAAACAAAGACGAGCCGCAAATGCTGATGCCGGTGTTCATTGCCAATGCCGACGGCTCGACCGGAAGGCTTAAGACTCTTTGCTCGTCGCGCTGGAAACGCCGAGTCATGCAACGCTGGCTCCGCAAGCAGGGCGTGAAACAGTGCGACGCTTGGATTGGATTCAGCCTCGACGAAATGCGTCGCGTTCGGACTTCCGACGAACAGTGGTACCAGTTCCGCTACCCGCTCGTGTTCGACGTTCCGATGCGCCGCAGCGAATGCATTTCAGTCGTAGAAGCGATGGGCTGGCCGACCCCGCCGCGGAGTGCCTGCTATATGTGCCCGAACCGCGTGAACGCGGAGTGGGCAGACATGCAGCGGAACTGGCCCGCAGACTTCTCCAAGGCAGTAGCATTGGAGCGCGAGATGCAAATTCGCCGCCCAGATTTCTTTCTGCATCGGGCCTTGAAGACTTTGGACCAGATTGACTTTGAAGGAGGCCAATTCTCGATGCTCGCAGGAGATGGCGAAATGTCCTGTACCGAAGGATGCTTCACATGAGCAAACAGATCCTCTACGGCAGTGAAGCACGCGAAAAGATACTGGCCGGAGTGAATGCCCTGACCGATGCAGTTGCCGCAACGCTCGGCCCGGCCGGACGCAATGCCATCATCTACAATCGGCACGACTGGCCGCTCTCAACCCGCGATGGCGTGACCGTGGCGAAAAGCATCTCGTTCGAAGATCTAGCCATGGATGCGGGCGCGCAGCTGGTGAAGCAGGCCGCCGCCAATACCGCCGAGCAGGCTGGCGATGGCACGACCACTTCCACCATTCTGGCGCGGGCCATCTACCGCGAGGGCATCCGTTTGATTGGCGAGAAAACCAATCCCGTGGCACTCAAGCGCGGCATCGAGAAAGCTGTCGACTTCATCTGCAAGAAGGGCGGCGAACTCGATAAGCACGCGCAGCCAGTCATCGGTGATGGCATTGTCGCCGTTGCCACTATTTCGGCCAACAACGATGCGGAGATTGGCTGCCTCATCGCGCAAGCCATTCGCAAGGCGGGGCGGGATGGCGTCATCACAGTCGAGGAAAGCCGCACGCTCGAAACATCTCTGGAATCCGTCGAGGGCATGAAGCTGGATAGCGGTTACATCTCGCCCTACTTCGTGAACAATCCCGAGCGGCAAGAGGCTGTTTTAGAGGACTGCTTTCTATTGATCTGCGAGCAGAAGCTAGGCTCGCTGTCCACGGTCAAATCCCTGCTTGAGCAGGTCGCGCAATCGGGCAAGCCTTTGTTTGTGATTGCGGAGGATGTCGAAGGCGAAGTGCTGCCAGTGCTGGTAGTGAATCAGATGCAGGGCAGGCTGGCATCCTGTGCGGTCAAGGCTCCCGGTGTCGGGGCATTCCGCAAGGAACTGCTGGGCGATATCGCCGCGCTGACGGGCGGGCGGGCAGTAGTGAACGATCTGGGCGCCACGCCAGAGAACGTCAAGCTGGCAGACTTGGGGCGGGCCAAGAAGATCATCGTGTCCCGCACTGCCACCACGATTATCGCGGATGATTCGAACAAGTCTGCAGTCGATGGGCGCATCTCGGCCATCCGCACGCAAATGAATCTGGGCGGCTCGGAATACGAAAAGGACCGCCTGCAGGAACGACTCGCCAAGCTATCGGGTGGCGTGTCCATTATCAAAGTGGGGGCAGGCTCGCAAGTTGAGATGAGCGAGAAGAAAGCCCGTATCGAGGATGCCCTGTTTGCCACGCGCTGCGCGGTCGAGGAAGGCATTGTGCCGGGCGGCGGCGTCACGCTGGCGCGGCTTGTCGGCATGTTTTACGATTCCGGCGTTGAATCTCAGGGCATGGGCCTTGTGATGAACGCGATGCAACAGCCGTTAATCGCCGTCGCCAATAATGCCGGTGAAGATGGCATGGACGTGCTAGACAAGGTTCTGCTAAATGGAAATTTCAATTTCGGCTTCAACGCACTGACCGGCGAATACGGAGACATGCTGGCAATGGGCATCCTCGATCCGGTCAAGGTAGTCCGCGTGGCGCTGCAGAATGCCGCATCCGTCGCCGCCACCATGCTCTTGACCGAGACGCTGATTATCGAATCCATCGAAGAAAAGAAAGCAGCCAAGCTGCCGGGAAGGTAACTATGTCAGGGGACAAACTCGCATCGGGCGGACGCTCCGCCACATTCACGCAAGCCGCGGGGCAGAACGAACTTGACCACGATCTGAAAACGCAGTCGATGCCCTACTGCCTAGAGCATTGGGCGATCGACGAGGCGGAGTACAAGCGGCTGTGCTTTCTGATCTCTAGGCGGGAGCCGCTGCCGCAAGTCGGGCGCCGCTATCGAATCGAAGTCGTTGCAGATTTAATGATTCCACGTGAAACATCGGAACCTCAACCTATTGCCCCCACAGTAGGTTACGAGGGCCAACCCGTCGGAGACTCCGTGCTCGTCACCCGCGTCGAACGCGAGCACAGCAGCAACTTAGTGCTGCCCGACAGCATGAAGGCCAAAAGCGAGATTGGCTTTATCGTGGCCGTGGGCGAGAAGGTCGCGGACTTCAAGGTGGGGCAGATGGTCATGTGGGACAAATTCGCAAGTCACGGGGCGGATATTGAACTGGTGGATGCGGATGGCGTCGAGCGCAAGCTACTACTGCTAAAGAGCTTCGACATCCTCATGGCGCTGCGGAAAGTTACCGTTTCGGGCCAAACGGCACCCGAGCCTTCGCAGGCTTAGAGCGCGGCGGGGCTTCCTTCAGGATTTGCTCGGGCGTCATGCCCTTTTCCTTCAGCAGGATCTCAAACGCTTCCTGGCGGGTGAAGTCATTCGGGTCTGCCGTCTTGCCCGTTGAGCCCACGCGCTTGGTGCCCATGTCCTCGCCTGACTTGCGCAGCACTTCCCGCAACTGCTCATTCTCCAATGCGTGCAAATCCTCGGTCATCTGCGGGCTGCCCTTGGTGGCTTCCAGAACTGCGGCGCCGTCCGAATGGATGATTTGCCGGTCCATCGGGTGCACGGTTTCTTCCTTCACCTGGGCAGGCGTGCGCTCCGGTGAAACTGGCTGCTCCTTGAGCGGCACGTCCTTTTCGAGCGGGTTGGAACCAGGCACGCGATTCTTCATGTTTTCGAGCAAGGTTTCATTCCTTGATGGCGTTTGGATGCGCGGCCCAGCGGCGGGTTGCTGCTCCGCTTCGCTCACGTCCGCGCCCAGCGGCTTGAGTTTACTCCGCATGGCGGCCTGTTCGCTTAGTTTCTGCTGGGCATAGCCTGCGGCCTGCTCCTCCGGCACGCTGTCCGGTATCGACACCTTCACCCCGCCCGGCCCTTCCGCCCATTTGATGCCCATGGAGTCGCGGGAGAATATCGGCTTGCCCGGTTCGGGCGGCTTGACGCCAAACTGCTCATTCATGGCCTGGGTAACCAGCTTACCAGTTGGAACTGGCTTAGGTTTAGGCGTGGCTGGCCCTGCGGCTTGATTTGCCGCAACGGGCGCAGATTCCGGCACTGCGGGAGCAGCAGGAGGCGGCGGAGGCCCTGGCGGCTTAATCGCGGGAGTATCGCCAAGAGAAAAGTAGTCTTTGAACGCATCGACGCCCTTGCCGATGGCAGACTTGCCCGAATTGATCATGCTGCCGCCGAAGTCTATGGCCTTGCCAAGAATCTGGCCGCCCATCTCGCCTTCCATCCCGGTAATGGCTTTGTCTTTGACAGCGCCATAGTCGGGACTGCCGACAGGCTGACCTGTGACCTTTCTGGCTCCCGCACCGGCGACCTGTTCAGCGGATTCTTCGGCTGCCCCGCCCAGTCCCGCGCCGAGCACAGGGGCGATTGCTCCATAGGCGCCCATGAGTCCCGCAGCTGGTGCAGCCAGAGCGGCCCCTGCACCCATTGCCGCGACTCCTGGCGTGACCTTGAGTCCTTCAGTGACAACCTGGTTGACCGGGCTTGCGGCTCGCGTGGCGGGCGTAACGCCAGGCTGCGCTTGCGCATTGCGCCTTGCGGCATTATGCATCGGCCCGGCCAGATCAGGAGGTGGTGTGTCGGGTGTAATCGTTACGGAGGGCGCGGCGTCCGTGTCCGGCGTGATGGTTACTTCGCCTGCCATTTGCCGCCCTTGACGACATACTTCTTGCCATCATTTCCAGTGCCGGTCGCGCCTTCCTTGAGTCCGCTGGCCTGCCCGCCGGGAACATGCGCTTCCGCGGCTTTGGCCTTGGCCTGGTAAGGAGTCGCCTTCGTGTAGTTCTGGTAGTGCTCCGGGTACTTGCTCATCAACTCGGTCTGCGTTTCCTGCAGGTTGGCGAGTTGATGCGTGGCCGTCTTGCTGTCCGGCGTGGCCCCGTTCGGGATCTGATCCGCAATGGCTTTGAATGCTTGCGCCGAGCCGCGGCCCATCTTGCCGCCCTGCATCTCCATCTGCATGGCGACGACTTTATCCTTCATCGACTTGTAATCAGCGATGTAGTTGCGCACCGCTTCCGCCGTCTTGGAATCAAGCGCGTTGTTCTGCAGGTATGTATTGATCATGTCGCCCAGTCCGGAAGGCAACGGAATGCTGCCGCCCGTCCCCGCGATGAGCAAACCAGCTGACGCGCGATCGATCTGTTCCAGCGTCGTGGCCATGACGGCGCGCGCCGCGGCGTTGTCGAAGATCTCCGGATGGTCGTTCACGTCCGCATGGATCTTGTTGAGCGATTCCTGAATGATGTTACCGGTGCGCGCCTCAGTCACCAGGGCATCAGCGTCCTTGACCGGAGTTGCTTCGACGCCAGCCGGAACCTTGTCGCCGCTCGCCAGCTGCACCTTTCCGTCTGGGTCCGTGTACGTGTAGAACTTGCTAGCCTTCTTTTCCGCTGCGGCTGCTCTGCGGTCGGCTTCTGTATCGGCATGCCGCCCGGCGGTCGCGGCGGAGATTTCGGCGTCCTTTTCCATCGTGTCGGCCCGTTCCCGAATCTTGGCCAGGTCGGCAATGGTGGGATTCTGACCAAGTTCGGAAGTTAGCGATTGCACTTGGCCAGGAGTGAGCTTGGGATGCTGCGTTTGCACGTCTTTCGGGAATGCCGCCACCTGTTCCGGAGCCGCTTTGGTGTTGGCGTCGGTCGGCACGGCTGGCTTGGTAAACGCCGGTTGCGCGCCTGCTGCGGGAGCTTGCGCCCCTGCTGGACCTGCGGCGGCGGCTGGCGGATTCACCGGAGCATACTGGCCCATGGATTCATCCATCTGCATATAGCCGCCGCGGCCATCCGAGAAAACTTCTCCGGTAAACTTAGCCTTGGGATGCTGCAATAGATACGTTTCGGCGGCTGTCTTTTGCATCTGCCCCGGGATAGCGGCAGTCTCCGCCTTGGCCTTTTCCGTGGTGGCCTCGCGTGCGGCTGTTTCCGAGGGCTGCGCGGCTTCGGCGGCGCGTTCCTTCTGAATCTCAGGATAGTTCTTGGCCCCCGCTTCGGCACCCGCACCAACGCCTGCCCCAATCTTGGCCAGGATGCGCAGAAACGGATTCTGGATGTTGCTGGCATTCGCCATAGCCATGGCGAAAGGATTCTGCCGCTGCACGGCGCTCAATTGCGATATGGCGGTTTCGCCAGGCGTGTTGACGTGCTGGGCGGGTTGCAATTGCGGACCAGCGGCCCTAACTGCGGGAAGATCGCCAGGAATGGATGGCGCGGCAGCTGGCGGAGCGGCTGCGGCTACTTCGTGAATGGCTGGCGGCGCAGAGGGCGTAATTGATGGAGCATCAGGCGATGTCTCATCCTCGTCATCGGGGACAGGAATGCCTTTGTGCTCTACATCATCATCCGGCCCTGCGATTGCCGTTGTTTCTTCGGCCATCTAAATCGCTCCGACTTTTGCGCCAATATTTCCGAGTCCCGGTATTGCCCCAAGTCCACCGCCCACCATGCCAGCGATACCCCCTACACCTTGCCCAAGATTGCTGATAGCCTGGCCGAATGGCCCGAGCGGTCCGCCCGTTGCCGAGTAGGCTTTCGTATAATCCTCGATCGCATTATTCGACAGCCCGAGACTCGACAGCGCGGCAGACATATCCTTGCCGCCGAGTTCTCCCAAGCCTGTCGCCCCTGCCTGCTGCTGCTTGAGCTTTTCTCCCAGGTTCTCGGTATTGATGCCCAGCGCGTTGTCGGATTGCTGCTGCATCCCCGACCGTGCCACAGCATCAATGATTGATCCACTAGAGGACGGATTCCCGAGGCGAGAAGCCCGAAGCTTGGCGGCTTCGTCCCCGGCCCCAACCGCCCCGGACACCGCCTGCCCGCCACTACTAAGCAGTTCGTTGGTGCCTTGCGTGCCAAACCCCTGCGGGTTGGTTGTCTCCGCGGTCAGGAACGGCAGCAGTTGATTCTGAATGCCCTGTTCCTGCGTGGCATACCCGGAACTCAGTTTGTCGGCGGTGTTGATGTTCTGCTGCGCCTGCTCCATGCCGCCCTTGCACTCCGCGACCGGCCCGCAATACTCAAACTGTCCGTCATGCGCGACGAGTTCGAATGTCTGCAGATCAAAGGAAGGATTGACGGTGATCAGCCGAGAATGTTTCTGGTGGTTATCCAAAATGTCTCCCATCCGCGCCACCAGCCAAAACGCATGAGGCAGCGGCCAAAGCGCGGGTAGCGTGGATCGACGTTGGCAAAGCCGCGATCAAATCCCGCCGCGCGCACGTCCTCCGCAACCGGCCGGTGCAGCGTGACAAAGAGCTTGGCCCGGATGTGCGGGCTGCCCCATTCCGGATCCATGACCGAAATAATCTCCGCCGCTTGCCTTGCGCCCGCCCATGCGACGATTTGCCCCGCTTCCATTGCGACCCACGAAGAAAGCAGTTTCTCGTCAGCCAGATCCGGACAGTCAAAGCCGTACCCGCCGCGCGCCCACAAGCTGCGAATCGCTTCGTAGTCATCGGGTTCAGTTCGTCGCCATCGCATAGATAGAACGGTTTTATATCTCCAAGGCTCCGCAGGGGCGATAGCCGTCCTTGCAGTTGATCAGGTGAGCGATGACCCAGTTCACGCCCTCGGCGTTCTTTTCCGTCGTGAACAGCCGCGGCGCCTGGAATCTGACCGGCGTGTCGATGTACTGCGCCCAGTGCTGGCGCGTGTAGTAATAGAAGGAATTTTCATTCCAGAACGATACGTGCGTCGGATCTTGAAACGCTCCGCGGCCGTCCGTCGAAGGCACCTGAATAAACGCCCAACCGCCCGGCGCAAGAACCCGGCTGAGTTCCCGCATGGTATGCAGCGGGTCCTTCAAATGCTCAAACGTGTCCATGGCGCGGATGATGCCCACGCTAGAAGTTTTGAAAGGCCACTTATTATCAAGGTTCGCCACGATGTCCGGCTTGCCGCGCAGATCCACCGTCTCGTATCCCTTCTTGGCATACATTCGTCCGCCCAGTTCGATCTTGCGTAGTCCGTTTGAGCAAGCCCATTGCTCGGTGAGCGATTCAATGAACTGATCGTAGATGCGGTAGACGTTCTGCTGGATCTCATCGTTGTAGCGCAGCCAGGAGTTTTGACCGTGGACGCGGTACACGTACAAACCCTTGTCGATGTGCTGGAATTTGCATTTCCCGTACAGGCGGCACATGAGGTCCAGGTCATCCAGAATCCGCATCTCTTTGTTGTAGCCGCCCACTTGTTGATAAGTCGCGGCGCGAAAGGCTCTGAGGTGATTGGGGGCAAACCAGATACGCGAAACTGATTCCGGCGTCGGCGGAAAAGAGACGTGCTCGTCCAGCTTGACTCCTGCATATTCCACCTCCCGATACTTCCAGCCGTAGATTTCCGAGAAGCGTAGCGTCTGGATCAGCGTGCCATCCGGCTGCACATGCGCATGAATCGTGTTCGAATAGACAAAGCCCACTTCGGGATCTTCAAATGCCTGCTTCACTTCCGCCACCGCTTCCGGCAGAAGCAAATCGTCGTGATCCATTTCGAGCAGGATGTCGCCCGTGCACAGGTCGCATGCTGCCGCCTTAAGAGGACCTACCCACGGCTGCGACTTGTAAACATAGTGGCACTTTACGCGGTCATCGTGAAAGTCGATCGGCTCGGCGCCGTTGTTGAACAGCACGACCCATTCCCAGTCTGGATCGGTTTGCGCTTTCAGGCTGTCATAGACTTGCGGCAGAAAAGAACTGTCGTGCGTGGGCGTAAAGATCGAAACCATCAGTCCTTCCTTTTTACCCGATAATCATGGTGCGGAGTCCATCCACCGTCATACATCCCCTCCATGGAAGGAGGATTGTAGAGCCTGTCAGTCGCATCCGATGGTTCTGCGCTGCTAGGTCGTTGTCGCCCCTTGAATGAGAGCAATATCAAGATAACCCAGATTATTTCCATGAATCACTCCAAAGCGATGTCTCCGCTGAGGTCCTCTAGCTCGATGTTGCCTGTGCCGCCTTCCAGCTGGATGTGCCCCGCGAGGGGCTTGATGGTAACGCCTGCCTGCAGGTAAGCGCCAGTAGAACCCGTCCAGGCTGAGGTCTGCGCCACGCCCGAGTTGCCTAGCAGGATTTTCCATTCGGTCAGGTCGTTGTTGCCGTCATCGCAGCCCTTGGTATAAGGCGCGGCGGCGTTGGTGGCCGAGTCTGAGAGTGCGAACCACACCCCGTCATTATTGTTGGCAGGCGTGACGGAAAGATTCGCATAGGTGGTGTCGCTGAAAGCGGAGTTGTGCGCGTCGAACGTGGTGGTGCCGCCCACGCGGTCATTGCCCGTGAACTCATCGGCCAGTTGCTCGTCGAAGGAGGATGATGTCGCCGTGCCGCCGGACCAGGTAACGGTAAACGTTGCCAGACTGGTATTCGGTGCAATCGCCGCGAACACTGCTGCGTAACCTGTTGCGGAGTCGCCAAAAATAGTAACGATGTTGGTGAACGTCCAGCCGGTTGCGGCGAGAGTCACGGTTGTGAGCGTGCCGGATGAGGGCTTGAGTTGCACGAAAAACAAAATGGCGTCGTTCGCGTTGGTGGCGGTGCCGGTGAACGTCTGCACCAGCGTGTTGCCGCCTGCGCGCGCCTGGTGAAACACCTTGACCCAACTGACGGCCATTTAGGAGATCCTGGTGACGCGAAGGTAGCTATTCGTCTTGAGAAACCAGGCTTGCGAGGCCTGCACGCCTTTGACCTGCACACCGAGCGTTGGTGATCCGGAACCCGGCGCGACGACGATGCCCGAGACAATCACGCTCTGCGGCCCCACCACTACGTTCAACGGAGTTGTGACCGAGATTCCCTGCGCGACCTGATTGAATGACAGTGCAGCAGCGGCACTCTGATAGCCCAATACGATGCCCTGAATGTTGGCGCCGGACACGCTGCACTGCACCCCGACCTGTACGCCCTGCACGCCAGCTGCGGCTTGCAGTCCGAGGCGTCCGTAGTATTCGTAGGTCGCGCTCTGCGCCAGGCTGATCCCAGCAAATACGTCCGTGACAGTCTGGGCGTTGGCCGTGGTCTGGTTGCCCTGCACCGAGAATACAGGAATCACGCCGGTGAGATTGACGTTTGCCCCGCTGCGCGCCACCACCGCCTGATCGCCAATCTGCGAGGGCAGACCGTTCGACATCGCGGATATTTTCGTGTCGCCTGCGGTGCCGCTGGCCTGGTTTCCCTGATTGCCTTGATTCCCTTGGTTGCCTTGATTTCCCTGGTTGCCCTGCGGACCTTGCGCGCCACCAGAACCGACTGCGCCGATGATTGCAAAGCCCACCGCCACGTTCGCCCCATTGGCAAAAGGCGTGTTCGCGGAAGTGTGCGAGGTTCCGGTGCAAACATAATAGTTTCCCGACAGCACCGCGGACGTGAAGGTGAACAGGAAGAACTTGCTGTTATCCGTTTCGACAAACACCTGGAAGGTGCTGCCATAAGCAGAAGTCACCGAACTCAGGATGTTGGTCAGATCGACGCCGTTGCGGTCCTTCGACGTGATGTACATGTTGCTGGCCGAAGATGGAGCGGCGTTATCGAGGCGCACGGTGCCGTCATTGCTCGACGGGGCGCTGGTGCTGGTGCTGAAGGTGTAGAGCAGCGAGACGGCGCCGGTCGCACCTTGATTCCCCTGATTGCCCTGCGTCCCCTGGTTGCCCTGGTTGCCTTGATTACCCTGATTACCCTGGTTTCCTTGGTTGCCCTGCGATCCGGTCGCGCCGGTGGTTCCCTGCGTGCCTTGCGTGCCTTGCGTACCCTGATTGCCTTGATTGCCCTGTGAACCCGTTGCGCCGGTCGTGCCTTGGGTTCCTTGCGTCCCTTGAGTTCCCTGTGTCCCCTGGGTCCCCTGCGCGCCTTGGTCGCCCTGATTCCCCTGTGCGCCAGCCGCACCCGTGGTTCCCTGGAATCCTTGATGTCCTTGCGTGCCCTGATCGCCCTGCGTGCCTTGAGGTCCAGCGGCTCCCTGATCGCCCTGATGGCCCTGGGTGCCTTGCGTACCTTGGACTCCCTGCGTCCCCTGACTTCCTTGCGGTCCGGTAGAGCCTTGCGTCCCCTGATGCCCTTGCGGGCCTTGCGGCCCCTGGATGGATACGATCGGGTAAGAGTCTAAAGACATCAGCTATTCTCCTGCCCAAAGAGATTGAAGGATGAGGTGCCATTCGCGGACGTGACCTTGATCACATCGCCATTTGCCAGCGTCAGGCCCGCCGTCAGGTCCACGGTGCCGTTCGGCATCACCGGCAGCCCGGCGAAAACAAGCTGTTTCGGGTCGTCGCCCACTCCGCCGATGTTGATTCGCACGGTCACGGCATCAGCAACCGAATTATCCGAGTTGCACACCAGCAGCGAGGAAATGACCACCGATGACGTGGCGCAGGTGTAGAGCGTCGTCTGCGCTGCCGCGCTCGGTGCCAGTTGCGCCAGGACTCGGTAGATCGCCGCCATCTATCCTCCCATCACTAAAAAGTCCATGGCAAAGTCGCCGCTGCCGCTGCCCCCGCCGCCTTGCGGTCCCTGCGCGCCTTGCGGACCCGTTGCTCCTGCCGGTCCCTGCGGTCCTGCCGTTCCGCCGCCCGCCGCCGACATGGTTTGTACCTGCGCGGTCAATTGCCCCATGGCGTTGTTCACGTCGTCGAACATTTCCGCGACGAGGTGGCCCTTGAGCGTCCCCTGCACGCCCACCA